ATATAATACTCCCGAGAAGTGGGAAAAGCTTCAGGATAATTATTACATCAAGTCAAGATTAAAAGATGGGAGTTATGGAAGTAAAATAAATACAGAAAAACAACTACCACACATGAAATCAACTAGAATAGATGGAAAAAGTTATTTTGAAGATGATGTCAATACCCAGGAGTTGTTCAATAAGTATGCTGGTACTGGCAAAATGGAAAGGGACAGCAAAGGAAAGCGTAAAAATATTGAAGTAATTTATTTAGATTACGATGTAGGGATTGAAGGAAGTACAGGAAATAAAGTAAATGGAATAAAAATTCATCATTCTAAAAATAGAATGCATATTGTACCTGTAAGAAGAAAGGGGTGATATTGTGAATTTGTTTAAATATCTAGGAAAAAATGTGCGAATTACTCTTGAAGATGAAATTATAATCGCCAAAGTTATTGGACACACTTCGGAATTAGATAATGAACCTGATGATGATGGAAATTATGGAGGCGAGTATATTGAAGTAAAAGCTATTAAGCCAACAAAGCACTTTAACATAGGTGGCGAGTTTGCAGTTCATCTTTATGAAATCAAATCAATTGAAGTTGTTGAATAAAAGCACTTACTAAATAAAAATAGTGAGTGCTTTTATTATGCCTAAATTTAAGGGGTGAGAAATTGAATATACCAGACAAAATAATCATAAGTGGGATGGAGTACAAGGTCAAATTAGAGGAAAAGCCTTTATTTTGCGATAATCAAAGAGCATATGCTCATATTGATTATAATAATAAAGAAATATCAATAGATAGAGGATTACAAGACACTCAAGGACAACAACAATCATTGCTTCATGAAATATTACATGGAATTGTTTATGATAGAGAATTAGATTTTAAGAATGATGGAGAAGAAACGATAGTAGATCAAATCTCGAAAGGATTATATCAATTAATTAAAGATAATCCTGATATGTTCAAATAGGGGGTGAAGCAAGTGGCTAAATATAGAAAGAAACCGGTTGCAATTGAAGCAGTACAATTTGATGGAACAGATGAAAGTGTAGATTGGCTATTACTGCAATTGATAAGTGGAGAAATAGGCAGAAGCACTAATAGGTTGCACATAAAAACGCTTGAGGGAGTTATGACTGCCAATGTTGGGGATTACATCATTAAAGGTGTGAATGGAGAATTTTATCCTTGCAAGCCTGATATATTTGAAATGACATATGAAATAGTAGAATAATTAGGAGGTGATCCAAATATCTTCCAGCGACAGGGTTATCATGCAAAACGATTGAAGGAGGATAATAGATGGCTAAAGCAAGAATTGGTAATCAAAATCCTACTCAATCGGTAATTTTACCATATAAGAAAAGTCTATATCAAAATGCGATTGATACTTATGAGCTATCGAAAAGAACTGCTCAAGAATGGCAAATAAATTTGACAAAACATATTTACGCGGTCAACTCAGATGGTTTATGGACACACACAAAGTTTGGCTACTCTCTCCCTAGACGTAATGGTAAAAACGAGGTTGTAGTAATAAGGGAAATGGAAGGTCTACAAAGAGGAGAACAAATACTTCATACAGCTCACAGAACCACCACTTCTCACACAGCTTGGGAAAGACTATGTAGATTACTAGACAAAGCAGGGATTGAATACAATTCTTTAAAGGCAACGGGAAGGGAAAGAGTAGAATTGCTTGAAACCGGTGGGAGGGTAGAGTTTCGGACCAGGACAACATTAGGAGGTCTAGGTGAAGGATTTGATTTGCTTGTCATAGATGAGGCGCAAGAATACACCACAGACCAAGAATCTGCTTTAAAATACACCGTTACTGACAGTAAAAATCCTCAGACAATAATGTGTGGTACTCCACCAACTCCATTGTCATCGGGTACTGTGTTCGTCAATTTCAGAAACAACACCTTGAGTGGCAAAGTAGAAAATGCTGGATGGGCTGAATGGGGAATCGAGGATGAGGTAAAAGACATTAGAGATAGAGAGTTATGGTATCTATGTAATCCATCTATAGGTACAATATTTACTGAACGCTCTATCCAGGATGAAATTGGGGAAGATGAACTTGATTTCATGATACAACGATTGGGTCTGTGGATTAAGTATAATCAAAAGTCAGCTATTTCAGAAAACGAGTGGAAGGAATTGCAGGTTAATGCTTTGCCAACGCTCAAAGGAAAACTTTATGTTGGAATCAAGTATGGAAATGATGGAACTAACGTTGCAATGAGTATTGCAGTTAGAACATTATCAGGCAAGATATTTGTAGAAGCTATAGATTGCCAATCCGTTAGAAATGGCAATGGTTGGATTGTAAACTTCTTAAAAAATGCAGATGTAGCAACTGTGGTAATTGATGGTGCATCAGGTCAAAATATTTTAGCTAAGGAAATGAAAGATTTTGGTTTAAAAGAACCTAACTTACCAACAGTGAAGGAAATAATCATAGCCAACTCATTGTGGGAACAAGGAATATATCAACAAAGTATTTGTCATAACGACCAACCCTCGTTAACGCAAGTAGTAACAAACTGTGATAAAAGATTAATAGGATCCAATGGTGGCTTTGGGTATAAATCGCAATTTGAGGATATGGATATTAGTTTAATGGATAGTGCTATGCTAGCACATTGGGCTTGTAATGAATTCAAGCCGAAGAAAAAACAGAAAATAAGGTATTAGACGACTCTTAGTAGTCGTTTTTTTAATACACAAAATTACCGATACCACCGGGAAAGTGGGAGAAAGGAAGATATAAATGAGTGAAGAATTTAAAGCTATAACAACACAAGAAGAATTTGATAGAGCAATACAAGATAGGATTAAAAGAGAGAAAGAAACTCTAGAAAAGAAGTATGCAGATTATGAAGAAATTAAAGCTAGAAACGCTGCACTAGAAGGAGAGAATACGGCACTAAAGGCAAGCATTGACGATTCTAACAAGAAAACTGAAAAATACGATAAGGATATATCCGATTTAAATGCGAAAATTGCTGGCTATGAAACAGCAAATATGAGAACAAGAATTGCATTACAACATGGAATACCTTATGACTTATCAAGTAGACTTGTTGGAGAAGATGAAGAAAGTATCACAGCAGACGCTAAGAAATTAGCAGAACTTGTAAAACAAAAAGAACCATTAGCACCTTTAAAGGATACTGAACCGATTATTGATGGAAAAGATGGTGCTTATAAATCATTACTAGAAAATTTAAATTTGGAAGGAGAATAAAATTATGACATTATCAAAAGGCAATTATTTTGAGCCAGAATTAGTATCAGACTTAATCAACAAAGTACAAGGAAAGAGTTCATTAGTAATTCTTTCTCAACAAAAACCAATTCCGTTCAATGGACAAAAAGAATTTACATTCACAATGGATAACGAGATTGACATTGTAGCAGAAAACGCTGCTAAATCTCATGGGGGAATCTCAATAGACCCAATCACAATAATCCCAATAAAAGTGGAATATGGTGCAAGAGTATCAGATGAGTTTCTTTATGCTGCAGAGGAAGAAAAGATTAATATTATCAAGGCTTTCAATGATGGATATGCAAAGAAACTCGCAAAAGGCTTAGACCTTATGGCTATGCACGGAATTAATCCACGTTCTGGAACTGCCTCAGCAGTAATCGGGACCAATCACTTTGATTCTAAGGTGACACAAACAGTAGAATATACTGCAGCAGACCCAGATGCAAATATTGAAGCAGCAGTTGAAATAGTACAAGGTTCAGAAGGAACAGTAAATGGAATGGCAATGTCACCTGTGTTCTCATCTGCGCTAGCGAAGCTAAAGGTCAATGGTGTTAAACAATTCCCAGAATTGGCATGGGGAGCAAATCCAGGTGCAATAAATGGATTAAAAACAGACATCAACGGTACTGTATCAGCAGTTGGAAGCAAAGACCTTGTAATCCTGGGAGATTTTGCAAGTATGTTCAAGTGGGGATATGCAAAGCAAATTCCATTTGAGGTTATAAAATATGGTGACCCTGATAACTCTGGAAAAGACTTAAAAGGATACAATCAAGTCTACTTACGTTCAGAAACTTATCTTGGATGGGGAATCATGGATGCAAGTAGCTTTGCAAGAGTTGTAACAGTATAGGAGGTTTAAGTAATGAGATATAAGAACACTAAAACAGGGGCTATCATTGATAGTCCTTGTAGAATTTCTGGTGGGGATTGGATAGAAGTTAAAGAAAAAATAAATGAAACTCAAGCCGAAGAAGTTAATGAAGTTGAAGAAGTCGAAGAGATTGAAGAAATTAAAGAAGCCGAAGAAGATCCTGAAAAAGAAGAAGATTTTGATGGGATAACAGTAAAGGAAATTAAACAAGAACTTGATGCATTTGGGATTGAATATAATCCAAAAGCAAGGAAACAAGAGTTGTATGATTTGATGATGCAAGGAAGGTGATATTATGAAGCCTTATGCAACAATTGAAGATGTTTCATTATTATGGAGACCCCTAAAAAATAATGATGAGACCACTAGAGCAGAATCTTTGCTTGAAGTGGTCTCTGACTCTTTACGGGTAGAAGCTAAAAAAGTAGGCAAAGACTTAGATAAGATGGTAGAAGTTACAGAAGAAAACCCTACTGAAAACTTATCATATGCAAATGTAGTTAAATCTGTAACAGTAGATATAGTAGCAAGAACCTTAATGACTTCTACAGATCAAGAGCCTATGACGCAAACATCAGAAAGTGCATTAGGATATTCGTTTCAAGGTTCTTTTTTAGTTCCTGGTGGCGGCTTGTTCATTAAGAAATCTGAACTCGCAAGGCTAGGTTTGAGAAAACAACGATATTGATTTTTATGGCAAGGATTAAAGGGATTACAGTCACTCTAATTAACAAAAAAGAAATAGGTAAGGATCCATTTGACAGCCCAATTTATGAGGATGTAGAAATTGATGTTGATAATGTACTTGTAAGTCCAACCTTATCTGATGATGTTATAAATCAATTAAATCTTACAGGTAAAAAAGCAGTATATACTTTAGCAATCCCCAAAGGTGATGACAACACCTGGGAAGACCAGGAAGTTAAGTTTTTTGGCAAGAGATGGCGAGTGTTCGGCGCAGTCCTAGAAGGCATAGAAGATATGATTCCCCTAGACTGGAATAAAAAAGTGATGGTGGAAAGATATGGCTAAGTTGAAATTCACATTAAACCGTAAAGGTGTAGGCCAATTATTAAAATCCGATGAAATGCAAGAGGTCTTAAAGGAATACGCAACAGGAATCCGGAACAGGTGCGGAGATGGCTATGAACAAGACACTCGTGTAGGAAAGACAAGAGCCAATGCAATGGTTTATGCAAACACTTATCAAGCAAAGGCAGATAATTTAAGGAACAACACTATATTAAAGGCGGTGAAGTAGATGATTGAGGTAATAATAAAAAATCACCTAGATTCAGTACTTGAAGAACAGGTCTTTCTTGAAAAACCAAGTACAAGCTATGGAAGTTACGTTGTTTTAGAAAAGACGAGCAGTAGGAAAAACAATCATCTACCATCAGCTACATTTGCATTTCAAAGCTATGGAAAAAGCATTTATGAGGCAGTAGAATTAAATGAAAGAGTAAAAAAGGCAGTGGAAAGTATGGTTGAACTTGATGAAATTAGGGGAGTCAAGCTCAATACTGATTACAATTTTACGGATACAACAACGAAAGAATACCGTTATCAAGCAGTATTCGATATTAAATATTATTAGGAGGTAAAAAATGAGCAATGTAGAGAATGTTTCAACAGCTAAACCAAAGGTTGGTGGAGCAGTGTATTCAGCTCCATTAGGCACAACATTACCAATAGATGCAGTTACAGCACTAGATGCAGCATTTAAAAGCTTAGGCTATATATCCGAAGATGGGCTAAGGAACGAAAATTCTCCATCAAGTGAGATTATAAAAGCGTGGGGTGGCGATAATGTAGCGGTAGTGCAAACAGACAAGCCAGATACGTTTAAATACACGTTGATTGAAGCAACAAATGTAGATGTATTAAAAGAGGTATATGGGCAAGAGAACATCACAGGAACTTTAGAAACAGGGATTAAAATTACAGCAAATGCTAAAGAGTTAGAAGAACATTGTTTGGTTGTAGATATGGTACTAAAGGCAGGTATCTTAAAAAGGATTGTTATTCCAAATGGGAAAGTTTCGGAAATTGGAGAAATTAGCTATGTAGACGCAGACGCAATCGGCTATGAAACTACCTTGCAAGCAATGCCAGACACAACAGAGAATACGCATTACGAATATATACAAAAGCCAGTGGGAGCAGGTGAATAATAGATGGTTAAGGGAACAACTAAATCTGGATTTAATTATGAAATACCAAATGAGAGATTAAATAACTACGAGTTATTGGAATGTATAGCAGAATTAGACGAAAATCCATTACTTTTAGCAAAGACGGTAAATTTATTATTAGGAAAAGACCAAGCCAAACTTCTTAAAGACCATTTAAGAACAGAAGGTAAGACAGTTCCAATGGATAAGATGTCGGATGAAATAATTGAAATATTTACTAATCAACCAGAAACAAAAAACTCCTAGTCCTCGCAGAAATGATAAGAGAAGATGAGGATGCATTGATATGTGATTTAGCAGAAACATATCATATTTACGATTATAACAAGCTATCTTTAACAAGGGTAGCTTGTTTTGCCGTTGGTCTAAAAGATGATTCCAGAATTAAAATGAAATTAAGCGGTCAAAAAGTATCAACGGACACCTTACTTTTAGCAGGAATTGTTGATAGATTAAGCATTTTACTTTGGGCACAGACAAAAGATAGCCAAAAAGGAATTAATAGGCCAACAATGATTTTAGATTCTTTAGTAGCTAAAGAAAACAAAGACAGTGATGTAATCGTATTTAATTCTGGCGAGGACTTTGAAAAAACAAGAAATGAAATAATTAATCGTGTAATGGCAGGAGGTGATTAATTTGGCGACTGAATTAGGCCAGGCTTATGTACAAATTATACCGTCAGCAAAAGGGATAAGTGGAGCAATTCGAAAAGAATTAGATCCTGAAGCTACATCGGCTGGGAAAAGTGCAGGAAGTAAAATTGCTAGTGCAATTAAAAAAGTTATAGCAGTAGCTGGAATAGGCAAAGCTATAG